TGTAAATGATGTTTCATTCAATGAATTGCTAGTATAATAATTAATTGTAGGCTGGTCAATGTATACAGTACCTGTTATTGGATATGGTAAACCTAACCAAGCATATAATGCAGGATCATTATCATACAATGATTGTAATTGAGCTGCAGTTAATTTTAATAAACTAGGATCAAACATTGTTGGGGCTACAAACCCGCCTTCTAAAACAATTGAACCTAAGTCTTCATTTGATAATGATAACGATTCTCCAGTAACTGTATTTGCTACATCGTCTATAGATCCAGTATAATATATATGTTCTGATTCAACTGATTGTAATTCCTGATCAATTAATGCGTCATATTGTGGATTAGAAACCTCTGGTAGTCTAGTTACTTGTACCTTAGCTCTTTCAAATATACCAGGTTCAACTAACAGACCCATTCTAGCATTAACCCTTGCAGGAAGCAATTGTTTTATTTGATGGAACAGTGAAAAATCAAACAGTGAAAAAATTCTTATGTATGCATTGAGATCATTTCTATTAGAATATTTTTTCCAGTAATTCTGAGTAAAATTAATTAGTTGTGGATATGATTGCTCAAATTCGTCTGCAGGGCTACCAAAGTAGTCATCTACATCTACACTTCCAATTTGATTGAATATGTCCTTATTGATTTGATCTTGAGGAGAATAAAACAATCCTAATTTGTTTGAATCTACTGGGGCAGTGTCAAAGGAACTAACTTCTGCTCGAGTTACTGGATTCAATTCATGTATCAATGTATTGTCTTCTAATCTTATTTTTTGTGAGTATACATTGGATGCGCCAATACTTGGAGTTGATACATGATATGTTTCTGTAACTCTATTGTAATGGTCACCTAATGGCGGGTTACTTGGAAATCCAACTGCAGCGGCCATGGTTCCTTGCCCATCTCCAGAAGGCATTGAGAAGTCTAATACATTTTGATTTGGATGACTTGATGATATTACAAGTTTAACTGTATGATCATATGCCAATGTGTCACTACCTAATGTATAATGTCTTACTAATGTATCATATGAAGATGTAGGGTTGTTACCTACATAGGATGTAGGGTTCAACACATGTTCATTGAAGGTGTCTTGAGTTAAGACCTCCATCCACTCTCGATACTCCTGTACAGACCCTGAAAATCCTATGTATGCATTTGGAGAAGTACTTGATCCTAACTTGCCACCTATATATAATTTTCTAATTCCAGATCCTGTTGTCCATGATGTAAAAGCAGAGGCCGATGTAGGTGTTAATGACATTGATACTGCATGTACTACTTTGGAATTTACAACATCAGATGATCTTGCAGTTTGTATGTATATTGGGGTATTAACTGAACTAGTAAAAGGACTATTGGTCCATATTCTAATATTCCAAAAATCTCCATTGTACAAAGGAACATATTCAGTACTTGCAGATTGATATAATGAACCTGTCAAGAAGTAAAAATTCAATCTACCGTAATTACTGCTACCACTATAAGATGCGGTATGTTCTAAACCTATGTTCCAATGTGTAATAGTATCTGTATTATTATTACATGATATAACAGACATACTTTGAGTAACCGAAGGGCGGATTCTAAATTCTATTGTATCAGCAGGACGCTGACCCCCAGTAAATGTTCCTAAGCTGCTAGTATACAAATTTCTTGACATTGATACATATGATGTACCATTTAATCTTAAAGCATAAGCAAATCTATCTTCAGTTAGTTTAGGAGAAATTTGCTCAACTTTAGGTCCGCCATATTCTCTAATGCTCAACAATGTATTAGGAATACCATATGCACTCATTAGGGCTTTAATGGATCTGCCGGTTCCTTTTGTTTTCAATATGTATGGCATATTGTTAACAATTCGTCTCCAAACTTCATGAGTAATATCTTCTCCTGATTTGGAGAACATAGACCCAGTACTTTGATATGAGCCAGATGAATTAGTACCTAATTTATATTGCCATAATTGTTCCGTCTGTTTACCGTTGACTAATTGCCATCCTAATGAACCTGCAATGTCATGCAACAATTCTTTACTTACACCTAATTTAGGATGTTCTTCAACTGTATATGTTGCAGTTAATTTATTAATGTAAGACCAAAGTATATCATAATGATGTCCAATCATATTTACAAACAATACAAATTGGTCATTGTTATCATCAGTTCTTACGAACTCAGGTATAAACTTGACTAGTGCATTTTCATTTGCAATATCATATAGTGATGCTGACTGTATAAATCCATTGTACCAAGTAGTACCTAAACTACTAGTAGTGTGATGTAGTTTCCAAGATCCACTTTGTATGTATTTCGGCCAAGGAACAAGTGAACCAGTAACTCCATGTGTAAATATACTTGAAGTAGGTTCATTGTACAGCCATCGTTCAAATGCATCGAATCCACCAACTACATTGTCTCTCCTTGATTGATTAGTTGCTATGTTATTTTGCAATGATCCACTATCTGAACCAGATGCGGAGTTTAAGACATACAATTGAGAATCATAATACTCAATCAATTCTAATTTAAATTTAAAATTTGAAATTCGCTCTTCAGCTGAACTATATTGTATAAAATTGTTAAAATCAGTATAATCAATTCCTAGACCAACATCATCAATTGATCCACTAAAATAGCTATCAATAATTTGTTGTGAAGTTGATGTAGTAGTGTCTAATAAATCATTCCAAGTTTTAAAATCCGTTTCAGTGCTTGTTCCATAATTGAAATCTAACTCAAAATTGGCATTCTTCAATGTATTGTATTGTTTAGCTGGTGCCGGGGTTGACAAATTAACATTGTCTAAATATGGATTAGTAACTTGCGATACCAGCCACAATCTATTTTTTTCTGTAAACTCATCTGACAATGGTTTATATAATTTTACAATTACATTGTTATTTGAATCAAATTTAAGATTAGTAACTTTAAATACATTGTTGTATCCAAAATTTATTGCAAAATAACTTCTCTCTAATACATTTGTAAATCCTAAATATCTAGCTAACATTGTAATGCTGTCAGCAAGTGTTATTGTAGGAGTTTTTTTATTATCAGAAGTAGTTAATAATTCAGCAAATGATAATTTTAATTCAGTTCTATCCGGAGATATATCAGATATATACAAAGGGGCATTCCAATCATTACCTATCCAATTGTGATGATAGTTAATGGCTATTTTAAAATTGCCACGGGAAATATTTAAATTCCTAAATTCTCTTTGTAAATCTATTTGTAAATGTTGTAATGATTGCTGACTTTCAGGTATTGTTGCAAAATGAACATTATGACTTCCATTGATCCATTCCCCGGATGGAGAATATATATGCAATTCAACTGCATAATTACTGTAATCAACTTTTTTAGGATCTATTATAGATTTACGAGGAACATTTTTTAATAAATTCAAATCATCAATAGAAAATTCTATGCCATAGGTAGGTAATGTACTATTTAGAATAGCATCTTCATTTGTATATCTTGTAAATCCCATATAAGTATTTTATTCTGTTTTTCAAAAGTATCTTGCAATATATATTGTTACGACAATGGAAATTCGCCGTTAGGAAACCCACCTTCTGTGACTGGTTCAAACTGAAGTTCTTGTAAATGTGGTTCCTGCTCTATATTATCTCGTTGAAGTGATAATGAAGCGTTTAAAGCATCCTGGAATGCAGTTGAGTAATATGTTCCAGATACATTAACTGCAGGATCTACAAAATATTCAAATGTAGTATTGACTATATCAGCATACGGTCCTTCTTCAAAATAATATATAGTTAAAGGAACTGATATGTTACTTTTTTCTGATGTAGTATCTAATTCCAATACGCCTGATGCGTTCCGGTCAATATATGTTGCTTGCATTGCAGTTGAAACTGATTGCAATGCATCAGGTACTGTTTGCGGTACCGTATTTTTAATATCGAATACTTCAGATAATTTAAAATTTGCAGGAAAACTCATATGTTTTTATATTATTGTATGATTTTAAAATAAAATCCGTTATCGTATATTTCTATTGTGCTTGAATCTCTAACTATCTTAAAAACTATTTTATAATATCTGTCAGGCATAAATGAATCCATCCACACATTAAAATAATTTCCTGATGCATCGCAACTTATTTTAGTATAATTATCATCAAAAGGAATTATTGTTTCGTTGGTTACGGTATCATTAATAGAGTAATATGATGATGAAGGCAAATACTTAACATCTAAATATGCAGATGATGTTGCATAAGTTTTAGTTGGATATGCTGACCTACCAAATAATCTAAATTTTACCCTACTTCCAGGGGCGTAATCAGGACGAATATTTTTAATATATAAATTTATATTATCGTCTACAAGTGGTTGTAAAGACCCTGTATTAAAGTTGCTGTCATTCCATGCAATCTCCAATTTAGGAACATAAATGGTATGCGTATCTAAACCAAAGAACTTTAATGAACCTAACATATCTGAGCTGGATTCATCTGCATCAGATCTTTTTACTATCAATCCATTATTAACAATACTACCATTCAGCCATGAATTAACCAGGGTTGTAATGTCCATTCTAACATCAGGTGTTGTATAACTAAATGATTGACTTGATACATAATTAGTGTACCATGTACCACCACCTACATTGCTAACCCATGATCCAGTAGTATTTGCAGCATAACTTCCTGTAGTCCATTTTATGTTAGCATCCTTTCCGGTTCTATATGTCCATGAAACGCCGTTGGTAGTTTGTGGATTGTCCCCGTAATTACCAGTGCCGTTGGTCCATGATTGACTAATTGGATATGCATACAATGTATAATCTAAAGGTAGACTTTCTGCGTTGCATGCCTTTAAATTTAAAAAATATCTGGAGCTAGTAGGTATTGTGTTATTAACTAAAGATTGTGATATATCACTTAAATCCAATTTAAGTAGTATTCTAGAATTGTAAGTGTTGGCAAAAACATCTCCGTTTTCGTCTTGTTCACCTGTAGTTTGTTTGGTTAATTCAAGTATAGGATCAATTCCAGTATTTCTTTCTGTATATTTTTCGTATATTGTACTATCTAAACTTGGATATATTGAATATATCATTGTAATAATTCCCTATTAATATGTTACTACTCTACCTTTAATGTCTTGATTTGGAAATTTAATTTCAAACACACTTGGATCCAATGATGGATAAACTATACCATTTTTAGTTGCACCGGCAATACTGTATATGTTACCTGAGTATCCTAAGTCACTGTCGTATAAATTTGTAATCAATACTTTAACTACTGACTGAACTCCTTCAATATTGTCTAATTCAGAATATAAACTAGATATAACAATAGGCTGATTAATTTGCATATTGTCGTTATCAAATTTTCTTTTCATGAAATCGATACATCTCAACAAAACTTCATTGCTATTGTAATTAGGTTTAGTTATAATTTCAAATTCAACCCCAATATTAATAATGAATGCATCTTTAATGTTAATTGCGTCAGTTAAAATTCTATATTGTGATAGGTATGTTTTTAAATTTTCTTTTACTGTATCGTTCAATGGAACTAATTGTTTAGAATCATTGTATCCTAATGTATATAAATTCAATGCCAATGGATTTGATATTCTATTTGGGCCTGAAGCTGCCATTTCCGTCTGATCATCTTGTATGATATATGCTTTCTGTACAGCTCCAAATTTTGCAGGCATTGAATATGATCTAACAATATAATCTTCCCTAGTCACTGCTCTGTTTTGAGCTGCAAAGTTGGCCATTGCATCTTGTCTTATACTCTCAATGGATCTTTGTGATGCACCACCTGTTGCTGGTTTTGGATTACTAACTGCAACTGAATTTTTTGCTGCATTTAATAATGTATTATCTAAATTAGAATCAACTGAATTGTTATAAGTAACTGAATCAATATTGATAATTGAATTTACACCTACATTGTTAGATACACCTCCGCCTACTGTATAAGTTACAGTTAGTGTTGTATTGGATGGAGCTATACCATATGTTTGAGTGTATAAAAAGTTTGAAGGGTCAATATCAATTGAAGTATTTCTAGTTAGATATTGTAATCCATTTCCTACATTTTTTGGATTTGGAATAATTTCTTCATCTACATTAGAACTAATACCAGCACCAAATTGTATTTCAGTATTGTTGGTTGAATTCAATCTGGTTACAAATCTTCTAGGTACAGTGCTCAATTTTAATATGTATGGAGCATTGCCTCTGTCAGCTGATAGAGTTGGGTCGTTGTATGATATATTTTCAACTGCATCTATTATAGTATCCTGTGCTAAATAGTCTACTTCATACCATTTGTTATTATCACTATCTACAATTGATATAATTTCTAATACATTGGTATCAGGTAAAACTATTTTATCATATATCTTTGGGTCAGTGAATGAATATGTTGCAGTCTTTACATCTCCAGATACAGCAGGTACTTGTTTTTTTAATAAGTACTTAGTAACATTTCCAGTACCATCAATTTCATATACTGAAATATCCATTGGATTATTAGATCCTGATGCATGGAAATCAACTGCCTCTAAAGTTCTAAAATTAATACCGGTTTCAGTTGAAACTCGCATATCGGACTGAATACTTAAGGCATATCTAAAATCAGGTTTAGCATTTGCACCACTACCAGCAGCTGGAACTAATTGGAATACATCCACTGTAACATTTGACGGAGTATTGGTTTTAACTTTACTTCCAAATACTCCAGCCAATGTATATAGATTGGTTCTTTCTTGTGCCTGTGATACCAATGATTCCCGTAATTGAGTATCAGTATAAAATGACAATACATCACCTACATATGATGCCATTTCTATAAACATCATTCCAGGAGATGATTCATTAAAATCGTTGTATGTATTTGGAAAATAATTCTTTGCAAAATTAATTAAATTTTGTCTAAATTGTCCAAAGTCTTTATTTACATACTTTACATCCTTTGATATTGTTGTGGCCATTCTTTCCTTATATTAATTCAATACCATTTTGAGAAACAAATACTGTAATAGTTTGTCCGGCTCCTTGTTGTGTTACCTTAAATACTATTGACACTGTAATAGAATATCTATCATCACTCGCCTGTACATCTAATTTATTAATTATAATGTAGGGCAACCAATAATTGATATCAGCAGTTAATTCTGTTTGTATAGTTTCTAATAATGTATCAGTGTTTTGTTCAAACAAACTATTGTATAACCTAGTACCAAATTCTGGATGCATTAGTCTCTCGCCTTTTCGGGTGAGTATTAAATTTTTTAAATTTGATATGGCTTGTTCTTCAGTTGTGTAAGACAATACAAATACACTGCCATCTGCGCCGGCAGTTGCATAATTGCTAACTGAATTGATATCAGATTTTCCAAATGCAGATGCGTTGAATGGTAATTTTATACCAATTGCAATATCTGGTTCTAAATCTAACGGGTTATATGAATATTGATCTCTACTCACTATTTACCTTTTTTCTTATCAATGGCTTTCATCAAAGCCGAATAATCTCTGGTTAGTGCTTTTGTTACATCTTCAGGTAATGAATTAACATCAACTCGTTTGCCATCTATATCGGTAGTTGGTATAGCATTTGGAGTTGTTCCTCGCATTTGTTGAATCATGCCAAATCCTTGAGCATCTCTACTTGAAAAAGTCATTGCATTGTCATATTCTTCCATCATCAATGGAGATGAATAATCAACTGCAGGACCTTCATCGTACATATCTCTAGGATTCATTGAAGTTGCAGTATCATTCAATATTGAATTTATCATATCGTTACTGCTATATGCAACTTTCTTTGTAGGAGTATTGATTGTTTGTTTGTGTAAATTTATACCATGTTTAATGGTTGACTGTGTAGTTTTCTTGATGTTATTTTCAGATAGTAATTGTTTTAATTCAGTACGAATAGCTGAACGAACTTCTTCTTTAATAACTTGGCGAATTGCACTTAAAAATGTTTTTGTGTCCATAATTATATACTTTTTAATTTATATATAAATATGTACCGTATGTAATTTGATTAATAAATTAAGATAATGTGCCCGGCGAAGTAGTCGTTCCTGTTTGGGCTGCAGCTGATCCTGCAGTAACTACTGTTTGTCCTGGATTAACGGTTGCAGTTCTTATATAAGAATCTATAGCATTACCTAAGTCAGAAGCTAATTGATTGATAGCGTCAACTTGAGTGGTAGTAGGGGTATATCTACCTCCTTGTGATGCTTGGTTGAGTAATATTGTTTGTAGTGTAGTAATTAAAGTTGCAGGTATCAGTGCCATATTATTGTTTCATTGATTTTATATCGGTTAGTAATTTTTGTAAATTTGCTAAATTAGTAGCAGGTCCTGTTGGACCAGCGCCTGTGGAAAAGAATGCAGTTCCAGTAGCTAAGTTAACTATCTCTTGTACTAAACTTTCTAAAGTAGTAAACAATGTATCCATGTTCATTGCCCATTGCGGAGTAGCTACATTGACACCTGATTTACCTGAAAGTATTACATAGTCGGTTTTACTATTCAATACAATACGGTCAGAATTGATTATTGTTTGAGCACCTATATACAAACTGCCTGGTTTAACTCCAATACCAAAGTTTCTTTGTGCTGGTTGAAATAAACTTATTTTTTGATTGGATGTTAAGTATATAGAACTTTTATCTTTATTAATATCTTCAATAGTAAATGTATTAGATTTAGTAGCATCAGCTGTATGCCCGTTACTTATAATAGTAATAGGATCGCCGTTGGTAGTTCCGGACCAATTGGCTTTCTTGGAATATATAGTATCATCGCCTAATACAGTTGAACTGAATCTAATTGATTGACCAAATCTACCTTGCAAATAAGCATCACCTTCAAATGGTTGAAGATGTTTAATATTTTTTTGTTTGAATGTTTTACCTAAACTAAAAGAACCTACAGTAGGTATTACATTTGGAGTATTGATACTATCAGTGTATTTAACCGATTCATTTCCTGATATTGTTAAATTTTTTTGTCCTGGAAGTGCATTGGTATTAATATCTCCTTGTATGTTAACCGGATTAAGATAGTAATACTTATCAGAACTAAATGTAGGAGATGAAAAATCTTGAGCTAGATAGAATATCATAACTCGCTCACCTTTAAGTGGAACTCGTATGTTGGTTGTGTCGTATGGACTCGCATTAACAATCCTAGGTGCAGTTTTTTGTGTTGATGCAAAGCAAGCAACCTTTACTGTACCTAAAGGTAAAGGTTTATTATTTGAATCAGTTGAAGGTTTAAATGCAATACTAGTATCAATAACCTCACCTGTTAAAATAATATCACTCATCTGTACCCTTAATTATTGTTTGTTTTTGTTCAACATACAATTTATCAATTTCTTTTTGTGCATCAGCTAACAATGATTGTTTCTCTTCATCGGATATACCAAATGAATCATTACTTTCAGCAGTTTTAGTTGATGATGAAATTAATCTTTGTACAATGGCTGCCAATTTTATTAGTTGGTCATCATTTTTTACTGATATATCTAAATATTCCTTTATTAAAGGAACTATAACAGTAGCATCGCCTAGATTTTTTATCAATGGCTGCAATTCTTGTATTAATGTATTTATTTGCCGGTCTTTCTTTTTTGAATTGTGATAAATATCCTTCATCAAATCCGAAAAGTTTTTACCGGCAAATAATTCGAAATCTTCTCCCATACTATATAATCTTTTTCTATAATTATATACTACATAGTTTTAGTGTATCTGAAGTTTCCTGTTTTTTGAAAATGAAGAAACATTGTACTGAAGTCTTTTCTCATTAAATTAACTACTCTAGTTATGTTTTGAGTTTTTAATCCCGTTCGTTCTCTAATTAAAATATACAATGCCTTCTTATTGAAGTTTTCTATGTTTTCTCTTATTTTAAACAGTTCTAACAAAGTATCTGCTATTATAACATCTTTTTTATTAGTAAAAATAGTATTGATGTTAGTATCGTAAAATTTAACAAATTCATCAGTGAACTCTTTCAATTGATCCTGGAAGTCTGTATAAATAACTTCATTAACTACATTCCTACTATCATCAATTAAATTCAATTCTACCTGTTGTTTCATTTTAGCGTAGTTGCTATTATTTTTTATTATCAAATAATTTTTTCCTACAATACTAAAATATGAAAATGCTTTACCTTTACCTTCAGTATACTTATGTATTTTTTCATTTAGAAAAGCAACCACTTCATTTTTTACATCTTCATATTCAACATCAAAATGATAAAATTTAAAAGTATGTATTAAGTTTTCTGCTAGTTTCTCAAAAGGATATTTTATACTAGTGTTGTATAATTTATTTCTAGTAACATCGCAGTTACATTTATTATACTCAATAATTGCATCCTGAGTTTCTAGTGTGAAGTATTGTTTATTGGTAGGTTTTCTACCGCGTTTCTTTTCTACTTGCTGTTCCATTTAAACTATTTTTTTTAAATCTTCTATGATTGTTTTCAATACTTTAAAAATTCTACCAGTCTCATCATCAGATTCAAAAGAACCTATTTTATCTAGTTTTCTGATATGTGAGTAAGACTCATTAATTCTACTACTAAAAGATTTAAACCATGTTGAATATTCTAAATTAGATTCTTCTAACTCTTTAGTATAATCTTCATACTGTTCAATTCTCTGTAATAATCCGTAAATTTTTATTACTAATAATATAATAAAAACAATTGAAACTACCAAAACTATTTCCATAAACTATTCTCCAAATAAATCTTCAAACATTTTTTTAGTATCTGTTACTGGAACAGATTCATTAACTATTGTACCTAACTTTTGCATTCTAGCTTTATTACCATATGAAGTATTTATCTTGGTGCTAGGGGCAGTGCTAGTATGGGATCCTTTCCATCTTTCGTATTCAATTACAGAAGCCATATGGTCTGCATGGTGTAACAATATTGGTAGATTGGTTCTCAATTTGGCTGATTCACTACGGCCCATAAAATATGTTTTGTTAGCGTCATCATACATACCATCATGTATTTTAATTGCCTGATATTCATTCCATGTAGTTTGAATTCCATATTGTTGTAATAACCATAAACTTAAATCTGGAACTGATGAATGTGGAATGTTAGGATTATGGTTATACAATTTACCTTGATTCTTTCTATGCCATTCTGATTCATTAGGAAGATATAATTCGTTACCTGCTCCAGGAAATCCAACTTTACCTAAATCATGATGCATAGCAGCAAACTGCAATTCTTCCATAGTGTAACCATCCATATTGGATCCCATTGTTTTCCATGCTGAATATAATGTTTCTGCACAATCCATTACTCGAAGTATATGATCTACATATCCTCCTGGAATAGCATTGTGGTAATATTCAGTGCCAGAAGCCGGCATCATAAGAAGTCTATCTTCAAATTCATCATACATTGAATTCAATGCATCTTTTCTATCTGGAAATAAAGTATTAACTCTATCTCTATATTCTTCCCAATTAGATTGTATTTTTTCTGCTGTAAGTTTCATAACTATTTTTTTAATTGATTGAATCTATTAATCCTAATTCTAATGCTTGAGTGGCACTTAAATACAAATCAGTTCTTGTATTAGTTTTCCACCAGTTAGCATCTTTTTTAGTTTTTGTTTCTAATAACTTATTAATATCTGATTCTAATTTTCTAATGTAATCAATCCCGGAGGCAATATCTGGTACCTTACCTTCAAAATAGGATGATGCATCGTGTAACATAATAGTAGAATGTTTACTTGCTGTTCTAGTACCAGTACCACAAGCTAAAAGTATTGCAGCTGAAGAAGCAGCTTTACCTCTACATATAGTATTTACTTTTACTTGTAAACCATTAATATAATCAATTAATCCTAGCAACTCATAAACATCTCCGCCATTGGAATTAATTATCAAATTGATTGGATCATTTGACTTGCCTTCGTATGCGTCAGTGTTTCTATAATTTAATAAGGCTCGTATTTTTATAATAGTATCTACCAAAGTATTTTCATTGATATCACCATTTAAAAATATTACGGAATCGTTGAAGTCAACTAAATTAGTAATTATATCTGATAATTCAGTGTATGGTAAATAACTTCTATCTGGATTATTAGGTTCCTCATATCTAGGAACGGGGTTTTCATATATACTCATGATTATTTTTTAAATTTAATATAATAAATTAATTTCAATAAAACAAGTATTAATTCAATTCAACTCTTTCAGTTGCTTTCTGAACTTTTATTCTGGCGGAATTTAATTTGTTAATTGCTTCTTCTGGAGTGATACTACCTTTGTTAATTAAATTAATTACTGTAGTGATAAGATTGTCAGACTCATTTAATTGTTGAAGAACTTCATCTTTGTATTTCATAACTTTTTTCTTTCTATAGTTAGTGTTTGGAAAATTTGTACCATAATTATATTAAATATTAGTAATATTAAATAAGTAAT